CCGCTCGGACGGAACGTGCGCAGTTACCTGCAGGACATCGGCTTCATAGGCACGGCGAACCCCGAGCCGCCCCCGGTCCACGCGTATAATCTCAAGCAGCAAGGGAGAACGCAGTGAACGGTCTGACAGAAGAGAAGTTCTTCGCGCGTGTGATGCCAGTCACAGACGCAGAATACCTGGCCAAGAAACGCCTCTTGCTTGCGCGTCGCGCAGCGCAGTAATCTCCGCGCATGGCCGTCCTACGCGAGTTCCGCTGCATCGCTCACGACCTCGAGTTCGAGAGCATGGAGGATCGGCCGGCGTGCCCTTCGGGCTGCTCGCCGAAGTTCGTTGTGCAGGAGTTTCGCACCGCACCTGGCATCCGCTCCGGTGGCACGCGAGTCATGGACCAGATGTCCAAGCAGCTCGCTGACGACTACCGCATGACCGACATGCATGGCGACAAGGACGGTTCGTCCGTGATGCACAACACGCCGACGACTTCGGGCGGCGCGCGCCAGGTCGCGAAGCCTGCTGGGGCTTATTGGAACGCTGGACTGTTCCAACCGAAGGCTGGGTGGGCGCAACGCGGCGAGCCCGAGCCGCAGTTCAACGCGCGTGCGGCGGGCTTGAAGGACGGTGGCGTGCCGATCAAGATGATTCAGGACGGTGCGAAGAACCACTTGCGTAAGGCGACGGTGTTCGCCAACCCGGAGCGGCAGCGCAAGTGAAGATCCCCGCGCTGCCAGCGGAGAAGCTCAGCTTCTACACCGACCTCATCCAGAAGTGCAACGCCTCGCGCGAGACACGCCGTCAGTTTTACAAAACGTTAAGAGCGTACTTCCTCTTCGGCACGCAGGAGTACGGACTTTCCAACGGGCCGCGTTACAACAAAATCTACCCGCACCTCGATCAACTCGCGTCGTTCATGTTTTCGCCCGAGACGACGCGCTTCAGCATCAAGTTAGGTCCGTCGGTGAACCTCGCCGAGCAGGAGAAGGTGATGCCGATGCTGGATTTGCTGCACATCCAGTGGCACGACAACGGCGTCGACCAACAGGTGCGAAACGCAATCCGCTGGGCCGGGTGCTACGGCTCGATGTTCCTCAAGTTCCGCTGGAAATCGTGGGACCGGAAGAAAGAAAACGGCGAGGCCGATCACACGGGCGAGTGTCAGAGCTTCCTCGTAGAGCCACACAACATCGGCGTGCTGCGCGAGGACAAGCCGCGACTTCAGAGTCAGGAAGCGTTCTGCGAGACGTACTACATCACGAAGTCGCAGCTGCGTAACGAGCTCGAGTCCGGGTGCCACGCGCGCACCGAGGAGATCGTCGCCGTCGCGCAGGGCGGGCACAAGGAAGATATTGGCACTTCTGCGGGCCCGATCGACCGACTGATCGTGACCAACATCACGGGCGGCTCGATCACCGGGAATGCGTCGCTCTGGGCGACGCCGCTTCAGTCGATGTACAAGCCCGTCACGACCGAGGACCTGGTCGAGATGCAGGAGCTGTACGTCTATGACGATGACATCTCGGACTACCGCATCATCACGTTCATGCAGCCGAGCGAGGTGATCTGGGACCGGCCGATCGGCAAGATGTTCGTGGATGGCAGCATCCCGTACGTCGAGTTCGCGTTGAACCCGGCGTACGACTACTTCTGGGCGCACTCGGAGTGCGAGAAGTTGATCCCGCTTCAGGACATGCGCAACGAACGCATCGAGGACATCCGGCATCTGCTTCGCATGCAGGCGCGTCCTTCGGCGAGCGCGACAGGAGTGAACGGCGGGATACCGGACGAGATGCAGCTCGCGCTCGAGACGCCCTCCGGCATTCTCGCGCTCGACTCGCCCGCCGCACAGATCAAGGTCAACGAGCGCACGATCCCGCAGGACATCTGGCGCGACGTCGCGGCGATCGACGACATGTTCAACGAGATGTCTGGCCTCCCGGCCGTGAACCAGGGCCGCGGCGCTCCTGGTGTCAGGTCCGAAGGCCACGCGCAGCTTCTCTCGCAGATGGGCTCGACGCGCGCGAAGGACCGGGCGCTGGTGGTCGAGGACTCGCTCGATGAGGTGGCGACGCTCTTGGTCAAGATCATCCGCAAGTACGACAAGAGCGAGCTGCGCGAGTCGAATCAGGGCGGCGTGCAGTTCATGCCGGCGCAGTTCCCCGATGACTTCGAGGCGAAGGTCGACGGGCATTCCAACTCACCGATCTTCACTGAGAACCATGAGGCGCGCGTGTTTGCGCTGCTCGATCGCAAGGTGATCGACCGTGAAGAGGCGCTGGAGCTTCTTGACATCCCGATGCGCGATTTGCTAAAGAAGAAGCTCACTCAGGTCATCGAGCCTGCGGAAGCCGCGGCGAAACAGGCCGAGATCGCAGCAGGACTTGCGAAGCACGCGGGCAAGGGCAACGGAGCCGCGAAGAGTTCTTGAGCGCTCTCCTCACCGAGAGCTGATCGCGCCGATGGAAGCGTCGGATGCGGAGCATAAGGGCACGAAGAGACAGGAGAGCTGCAATGGCCAAGCGTGGTCGCCGCGGTCGCAAGCACCGCTAAGTAGGTGAGGGGCGGGCGCAATCCCCCCGGTGCGTCCCGCCTCCTCCTCTTGACTTCGCCCTAGCCTTGAAGCATCTTCCGTCCCAACATGCCTGACAGCCCCGCCGCGGCGCCTCAAACTCCGACCCCTCAGCCGGTCGGCAACGCGCCCGCCGCCGCCGGCATGATGACCCCACAGGAACCGGCCGGTGAGATCGAGGCGGCAAAGCTCGACGTCTACCACGCCGTGAAACTTCTCGATCGCGCGTGCTCGAAGTTCGGCAAGAACGAGGATGCAGACGTCGTGCTACGCGCCCGCGCTACGCTGACCAAGCGCTTCGGCGATCACGAGGATGAGAGCGAGGAGTTCTCACCCGGCGAAATGAAGCGTATGCTCGCTTCCCTCGCGGGGCCTGGCGCAGTAGGACCGGGGGCACCCCCCCAACAGCAGCAAGCACAGCCTCCGGGACCGAGTCAGGCCCCGCCGTTACAGTAGGAGACCGACATGCCCTCTCAGCGACGCCTCTTCATGCCAGCCGACGGACTCGCGATTCGTGATCCGGTCACGAACGAGCGCGCGCACGGGAACATCATGAACCCGCGCCGGTACGCGGAGTTCGGCGGACTCGAGTCAGGCAACTCCCGCGGGTTCTTCGCATCCACCGCGACGGTGAAAAAGCCTGGAGAGACCGAGCGCGCCGTGCCGGTGAAGTGACGTGGCCGACTCCCTCGAGAATCTCACCCCCGACCAACGCGCTGAGCTCAGCCTCGGGCGCCTGACACGCAAGCTCCTCACGGACCCCGAGAGTCGCGAGCAGGCGGCCAAGCTCCTGCAGCGCGCCGACTCGACGCTTCAGTTCCCCGACATCGCGGCCAAGGAAGAGGCTCGCAAGATCGAGGCGAAGGCGGCCGAGAAGATCAGCGACCTCGAGAAACGCCTCATCGAGCGCGATGCGCGCGATGCGCTCGCCAAGCAGCACGAGAAGATCCGCGCCGCCGGTCTCGACGTGAAGCTCGTCAACGAGCTCATGGAGAAGCACGGCATCCCGCCGACCGAGGACGGGTACGACATCGTGATCGAGCTCATTCAGTCGCGCGCCCAGCTGGCCGAGCCGACAAGTGAGCAGTTGACTCCCTTCAAGCCGCCTGACATCAAGGAAATGTGGAACGACCCGGTCAAGTGGCGCGAGGAGCAGGGCTACAAGGTTTTGAACGAGCTGATGGCGGCGCGACGACAGCGCGCGTAAGCTCGCGTTTCCAACAACAGGGCACCAGCACGAGCGGGCTACACCGCTGATGTGAGGAGTGTCCGTCCATGCCTTTTTCAAGCGGCATCCAGCCAACTGGTGCGAGTTTCAGCGAGTATGAGGCGATCACACGCCGGGCATTCGTCCCGACGATGTACGTCCAGCTGTACAACGCGAGTCCGACGTTCTCCGCGTTGATGCAGAACGCGAAGGTCGCATCAGGCGGTATCAGCTCGATCACCGTTCCGGTGCAGGGCCAGTCCCTGACCGTGCCGCAGTGGGTCGGGTTCGACGGCAGCTTCAGTCAGCCGGCCAACATTCAGGGCATCCAGCCGGCGGAATTCAACCTCAAGGGCGTGGTCACGCCGATCCCGTTCTACGGGTTTGAGGGTGCGATCCAGGCCGATCACGCGATCATCCCGCGCATCGAGGCGGTGTTCAACGACGCGACGAACTCCACCGTCGACGTGCTGGCGAACGCGCTCTTCACGAACGTCACGAACACGCAGCAGCTGATCGGCGTGAACGGCTCCTTCGATGACGGCACGAATGCCGCCTCCTACGGCAACATCAACCGCTCGGCGTCGACGTTCTGGCAGGCGAAGGTCTACTCGGCCGCGGGCGCTGCGCCGACGCGCCTCACGGTGCTCAACTACCTGGTGGGCGTCAACAAGTACGGTTCCGAGATGCCAACGATGGGCGTCATGGGGCTCGGCACCTGGCTCAAGCTCGTGTCCGACTACGCCGGGCTCGAGTCCTACCAGATGCACCCCGGCATGGGATTCGACTCGGACGCCGACCGTCCGCGCAGCTTGTTCCGCGCGCTCGACATCGGCGGCGTGCCGATCTACGCCGACCCGTACTGCCCCGAGGGCGTGCTCTACATCTGGCACAGCGCGTACACCGCGCTCTACTTTCACTCGATGGCGAACTTCTCGTTCACCGGCTTCGAGTCGCTACTCCCCGTGTACCAGATCGGGTACATTGGCGGCGTCGTGACGCTGCTCGAGCTCGTGTGCGCGAAGCCTCGAACCACGGGTCGTGTCGGCACAGTAGGCAGCGGCGGAACGCTGTTCTCGTTCCAGGTCATCTAGTCGAGGAAAACACATGTCACTGCTTCGGCTCCCATACGCTGGCCTGGATCTCGAGACCCAGCAGACCATCACGCAGTTCGTGATCCCGGCGGGCGCGGGCGCCACGTTCGCGAACTCGGGCAACATCTGCACGTTCACCACGAACGCGGCGCACGGACTGACGCTGAACCCCGCGGCAGGCGTGCCGCCGAACTACTTCGTGACCTTCGGCGGCTCGACCTCGGCGATCACCGGCACGGGCGTCCTCATCAACAACGTGTTCCGCATCCTCTCGATCCCGTCGACCACGACGTTCACGTTCTACTCGACGATCACCGCGGCGACCGTGACTTCGACGACGGTGATTCCGGTGTTCTTCCCGAACTTCATCGCGAGCTTCGGATCGCAGTGGCAGAACGGTCCGAGCCAGTCGACGACCGGCACGCTGATCGTGTACCCGCCGCCGCAGCTTGAGGGCGCCTTCGTCCTAGGGCAGCAGGGCGCGAACTGCAACTTCGTCATCAACGCGGCGCAGACGGCGGTCGTCCTGGATGCATTCAGCACGGCCGCACTTCCCGGTGGCACCACGCCGGCCACCGCGCCGACCTGGACGGTGGCAGGCGCTGCCTCAGCGAACTTCCAGAGCTTCATGGTCGGGCCGACGATGGCGATTTTCGCCAACGGCACGACCGCGACCTCGACCTTCAGCTGCGTCAACTGATCTGGGAGTAAGGGCACATGGGCAGTCTGCTTCTCAACCTCGATGACTTTGTGCGCGTCACTCAGGAAACGGGCGAAGAGATCGTGGGCCGTTACGACGGTACCGACTATTCCTTCCCATCAGGCCATCCGGTGGACGTCCACAAAGCCGTCGCGGTGCACATCTTCGGCTTCGGTCTTCCTGAGGAGTCAACGAACCAGGCAGTGCAGGACAAGACTGCCTCGCTCCTGAGACTGAACTGGATCACGAACAGCACCGACCGCAAGAAGGGGCTCGAGCGGCTGCGCAAGTTCGTTCGGTTCGAAGAGATCCCGCCGTTCCCGACCGTCCTCAAGTTCCGTCAGGCCGAGGAAGACACCGGCATGACGCAGTTGCCTGAACCCATCGAATCGGCGTCGCGGGTGCCCTCGTCACCGCCGTTGGGAGGCGGAGCTGTCCAGGAAACTGGCAGCTCCTCTGACCCCGCCCGCGGGATCGCCGCGCACTCGAAGACCCTCGGGCTGCCGAAGGTCGGTAAGGGCTAGGGCATGTGGCTCTCACGGCGTACCTACAGCAGGTCCAGCAAAATCTCCTGCACGACCCGAACGGGCTCCTCTGGTCTGTCACTGAAGTAACCGGGTACATCAACGAGGCACGCAACCGAGTCTGTCAGGACTCGAAGTGCCTGCGCCAAGTTCTGCTGAGCAGCGTCTACCCTGCCATGCAGTTCACCCAGGGAGTGGAGTTCTACACCCCGCAGACGTTCCTGCCGTCGCCGTTTGGCGCGAATCTGGTCGACGTGATGGGGATCTCGGTCATCGTCAACAACGAGCGGCTGAAGCTTCAGTACCTCCCCTACACGCAATTCGACGCATTCGTCCGCGGCTGGGTGAACTTCCAGGACTGGCCGGTGGCGTTCACGCGCATCGGTGCTACGCAGATTTGCGTCGGCCCGGTGCCGAACCAGAACTATCCGTGCGACTGGGACGTGTCGGTGATTCCGCAGCCACTCGCGCTGGCGACGGACCCGGAGCCGATCCCGGTGCCGTTCCAGGAGCCGGTGCAGTACTACGCGGCCTACAAGGCGAAGTTGAAGCCGCAGGCGCAGGGCGAGGCGAAGTACTTCTACGACCTGTACCTCGAGATCCTGAAGCGCTGTGCGGTCGCGTGGGCCTCGCGCATCATCAAGAACCCGTACTCGAAGCTGCCGTAACGTGCCAGACATCCCGCAACAGAACGAAGCGGCCAAGGGCGAGCCGGCGGTCCTGCGCACGAAGTTCTTCAAGGAGTTTCAGGGCGTCTACACGACGGCGTCCCGGACCGCGATACCGGATGACTACTTCTACAACCTCGAGAACATCATCCCGATCGGCGAAGAGAACGCGCACGTCGTCAACAACATCTCCGCCTCGCTCCTCAACTATGGCGCTGACACGATCTACTGGAGTCAGGGAGTCAACCTCAATGGCACGGAATACCTCGTCAACTTTTCCACCACTGGGAAGGTCTTCCTCTACAACATTGCGACTCAATCAAGCAGCCAGATCAATTCTGGGCACCTCCTCTCGGGCGCCGGCTCGCGGTGCGACCAATGGCAAAACACCGTCCTCCTCTTCGTCGACTCCACCGGCTACTACGCCTACGCGAGCGGGACGTTTGCCGCGGTCACTGGCTCCGGGGTACCGACCTCCGGGACCGACATCGCCGTTTACTCCGGGTATGTCTGGATCGTCAGCGCCCGCACGCTCTTCGTCTCAGCCATCAACAGCTACACCGACTGGACCGCGGTCGACGGCGCGCAGATCGTCACGCTTATTGATCCACAGATCCGGGGATCGATTTCGCGGATGAAGGCGGCGAACGGGTATCTCTACTTGTTCAGCGACGCCGGCATCAATGCGATTTCTGATGTGGCGATCCCGGCGGGCGCAACGCCTCCGGTGCCACAGTTCCAGAACGTGAACATCCAGGCGATCATCGGCACGGACCAGCCGGCGAGCGTCTTCGGCTACGACCGCTTCGTGATGTTCACGAGCCGCTACGGCGCGCACACGCTCTACGGCGTGTCGGCGCCGAAGGTGTCTGGCGATATCGACGGGACGTGGCAGTACCTAGAC